CTACTATTAAGCTATCTGCTTCTTAATTTCAATTTATAGGGTATCTTATTATTAGATACCCTTTTTTTATTACCATGCCAGAAGGAAAAGCTTACAAGATTACTAAAAAGAAAAAAAAGAAAAAAGGTGGGAGAGACTCACTTAAAATCAAAAAGTATTAAATCATGGCTGTAGCTGCAACAACTGAACTTGAATCAATCAACATTATGTTGGCTGCAATAGGAGAAGCACCAGTAAACTCTTTAACTGGTACGTTACCTGTTGATGTAAAAATAGCTCAAACTACTTTGACAGAAGTAAACAAAGAAGTTCAATCAGAAGGTTGGTCTTTTAATACTGAGATAGATGTAACTCTTACAAGAGATGGGTCTAATCAGATTAGTTTACCTGCTAATGTTTTGAGAGTAGATGCAAACATACATCAACACCCGACTATTGATCCTATCCAACGTGGGCTAAAGCTATATGATAGACAGAATAATAAGTATGAATTTGATGAAGACTTGATTTGTACTGTTGTTTATTTTAGAGAGTTTGACGAGATGCCAGAACAGGCAAGAAGGTATATGACTATCAAAGCTGCAAGAATATTTGTAGATAGACTTGTTGGTGATGATGGTTTAAGAACTTATACACAACAAGATGAAATAAGAGCAAGAGTTATACTGACAGAAACAGATTATGCTAACGCAGATCACAACCTACTAAGAGGAGATCCTTCTCTTACCAGTATCTTTGATACTTACAATCCTTCTAGTGCATTGATTAGATAACTATGGCTGTTATATCAAGAGCTATACCTACATTATTGAGAGGTATATCACAATCTTCTGATGCGTTAAAGCAACCAGATCATGCTGATATACAAGACAATGCTGACAGTAATCCTGTTCTTGGTCTTACAAAACGATCTGGCTTTCAATATGTAACTGCTTTGTCTTCTTCTACTCTTGGTAATGTTCACATACAAACTATTAATAGAGATGCAAACGAAAGATATGTAGCAGTATTTAGTAATGGAAATGTCAAAGTTTATGAGCTTGATGGTACAGAAAAAACAGTAAACAAACCTGATGGTACTGCCTACTTAAATACTTCAACACCTAGAAGTGTAATGAAGACAGTTACTATTGCTGATTATACATTTGTAGTTAATACCAGCATCACAGCAGCTATGGACTCTACACTTAGTAGTGGTACTGGTACGAAAGCAATTATATTTATAAATCAAGCGACAGCAGATACAACCTACTCTGTAACAATAGATGGTGTAACAGTTACAGATAACACCTCTGGCGATTCTACTCTCAGTACAGATACAATAGCTGCTGATTTAAAAACAGGTCTTGATTCTGGTTTGTCTGGTTTCACTATCACTAGAAATGGTCCTGTTTTATATGTAAGAAAGAATGATAATTCTAATTTTTCTATAGATGGTAGTGATACACAAGGCGATACTAAGATGACAATAATAAAAGATTCAGTACAAAGATTTACTGATCTGCCTACTGTTTCACCTAATGGTTATGTAGTAGAAATAAAAGGAGATGAAGATACAAACTTTGATAATTACTACGTTAAGTTTGTTACTAACAACGGTGGTGCTTTTGAAGAAGGGCAATGGGAAGAGACTGTAGAAGCAGGTATAACTTTTAAGTTTGATTATGCAACAATGCCACACGTTCTTATACGTCAGGCAGATGGTAACTTTAGATTTGCAAGAGTAGATGGAGATACTTACACCATATCTAGTGTTGACTATACGTTACCTAAGTGGGGAGAGAGAACTGTTGGTGATGTTATATCTGCACCCGACCCTTCGTTTATTGGTAATAAAATTAATAATGTATTCTTCTTTAGAAACAGACTTGGGTTTCTTGCAGGGGATAATGTAATACTTTCAAGAGTGTCAGAGTTTTTTAACTTTTTTCCTGAGACAGTCGTATCTGTTTTAGATAATGAACCGATAGATGTAGCTGCTTCTCATACAAAAGTTGCGATTTTAAAAAGTGCAGTAACTATGGGAGAAAAACTTATCTTGTTTTCTGAACAGACGCAGTTTGTATTGACCAGTTCAGCAGATAACCTTACTCCTAAAACAGCTAACGTGATAGTCGTAACTGAATTTGAAAGTAGTGCAGCAGCACAGCCTGTAGGTTCTGGTTCTTCTATTTATTTCTTAACTCAAAAAGGTTCTTTCGCAGGTATAAGAGAATATATTTTACAAGGAGAATCACAGATAAGAGATGCAGCAAACGTCACTATTCATGTACCAAGACTCATACCAAGTAATGTATTTAAGATGGCTGTATCTACTAACCAAGATATTCTTGTAGTCTTAGGTTCAGATAATCCTAATAAGTTATATGTATATAGATGGTTGTATGGAGGAGATGGACAGAAAGCTTTAAGTTCTTGGTTTACTTACAGCATCAATACAAACAGGTCTATCTTAAATGTAGATTTTATTGGTACAGATTTATTTGCTGTTATAGAAGAAGCTAATAAAGTAACGCTAGAAAAGATACCATTTGAAACTGAGTTTAGAGAAGCTAATGCTAGTTTTGAATATCATCTTGACCATAAAGTAACTGAAGCAACTACAGGAGTGTCAGTATCTTATAGCTCTGGTACTGGTCTATCTACTTTTACAGTTCCATATAGACTTAGAGCAAATATGAATATTGTTGGTAGATATTTAGGTAGTGGAGAAACAAGCACATTTGTAGATGCTCAAGGTAATACAAAAACTCTTGTATCAGGACAAGTACTTTCGACTACAAATCTTACAAATGGTTCTACTTCTACTATCACAGCTACAGGAGATTTTAGAAATAGTAAGTTTATTATTGGAGAACCTTTTGAAATGCACTATAGATTTAGTAAACAAAGACTGACAGAACAAGGTGCAGGTTCACCTGAGTATGTAGGTGGTAGATTACAAATACATCATTTCTACATTAAGTATGAAGATGCTGGATTTTTTAAAGTAGAAGTAACACCTGAAAATAGAGATACTTCGATTCATAAATTTACTGGTCGTTTGCTTGGCTCTGCTTCTGCTTCTATTGGACAAATAAATCTAGATACAGGTACGTTTAAAGTACCGATAATGAGTAAGTCTGACAGGGTAGATATAGATGTGAAGAATGATACATTCCTACCTACACGTTTAGCTAGTGCAGAATTTGAAGGAGTATTCCATATAAGGAGTAGAAGAATATAGTGGGATATTTAAGAAAATCAAACCTCAAAGATTTTAAATATGTAGTAGATAACATGAGAGTCATGGACAAGATTGAAGCTTTGTACCAAACAGGCTTAAGTCCAGAAGATGCTCTTAGCTATACCTTCTTAGGTAGTAAGACTAATATGACTATTGCTGATGATGATGGTCAACCTATAGGTCTATGTGGAGTACAGAAAGATGGTTGTATATGGTGCGTTGCTACAGATGATTTGTTTGATAATAAAAAATATAGAATACAATTAATAAGACAAGGCAGAAAATGGGTTGATAATCTACTTGAGTCTTATAAAATACTTTATAATTATGTATATGCAGAAAACACTTCTGCTATAAAATGGTTAAAAGCTCTTGGGTTTACATTTGTAAAACTACATGAGAGTTATGGTTATCAAAAAAAACCTTTCTACGAATTTCTGAGGATTGCCTAGATGTGTGTTGGTGCTGCATTAGGATTAAGTGCGAAAGCTGCAACAGCATTTAATATAGGCTTGGGTCTTACTGCTGCCAATGCTTTTATTGGTAGGGCTGCTGCACAGCAAAGAGCAGATCAAGTATATAATCAAGCATTGTTAGCTAACCAATCAGCAGAAGATGATAAAAGACAACAACAACTAGCTCTTGCTGAAAGAAAATCAGAAGAAGAAAAATTTGCAGCACAAGATAAGTTTGCAAAAACCATTGATGCTTTGCAAGCTAGTCGAGCTATAGTAGCATCAGAACAAGCAGGTACTACAGTAGGATTATTATTGATGGATCAAGATAGGCAAGCTGCAAACTATAGAGAAAAAATAAATCAAAGTTTAGCATCAATGCAAAGACAATATTTATTTAATATTCAACAAACAGAATCACAATTTGAAACCAGAAGAAACCAACTAGAAAGTAATATTAATGAAGCTTACAATGCAATACCAAGTCTAGGTCAGACATTATTAAATATCGGTACTCAAGGTGTTGGTATGTACCTTAACGCACGTCCTTAATTATGGTCTTACAAGTAGGCACTACAAATTTTCAAAGTACAGCAGGGGAAAGTTCTAGAAGGCCTGTAAATACTTTTGTTGAACCTGTAACTGTTGTACCTAAAACTAGCTTGATGGGTTTAGCTGAGACTTTATCAGACATCAATCCTACACTACAAAAATTTGTTAACTTTCAAATAGACAAAGCAAAACAAGAAGGAATATTAGAAGGTCAAAATTTACTTTTAGGTGCTGATGACAATAAGATTAACGAAATAAAAAAAGAATTATCTGAAAAAAATGGCAACAGAATTATGAGAAATTTTGTTGGTGGAAATGTATATATAGAGTATGGAATAGAAAAACAACTTGCTATGAATTTAGGGAACATAGCAGAAGGCAAGACTAATCAATTTTTTGCAAATCATTTTGTTCAAGTGCAAAACAAAGATGGCAGTATTACTCCTATACCTTTATCTCAATTTGATGTTAACTCTAAAGAATTTCAAAATGCTATAAACGAATTTAAAGAAACTCAATTATTAGATACAAAAGGCATAAGACCAGAACTTTTAAATAGATTTTTCTTTCCACAACAAAATGCAGCTTTAGTCAAAGCAATAACTAAACAAGTAGAAGCAAAAGCAGATGCAAACATACAAAATTATACAAGTATGCTTACAGACAGTTCGTTATTATATTTTCGTAATATTGATAAATACAATGAAAATATTGAAGCCGATATAATTGATACAGATTTTGAAAATGGAGAAAGCTACGCATTATCTTTACTTCAAGAAGATACAAAATATACATATAACTTAGGATTATCAGAGGTTGTTTCTCCATCAGGTATGATTGAGATAATTAAAAAGAATGGTTATAGAATTTTAAATGATTTTGAAAAAGGTAAAATCTCTTGGGTAGAAGCTCAATCTGAATTTGATGAATATATAGATTTCATGTTACAGGTTAGAGTAGGACCAAGTGGTACTACAAAAGAAGGACTTACAGTACAAAAAACACTAGGAGATTTTTTAAATCAAGATGATAGTATTTTAGAACTTAAGAGAGAAGTATATCAAAAAATAAAAGATGTCAACAAAGAAGAACAAGATCTTGCAGAGCTATTAAATAAAAAAGATATAACAGAAACTTTAAGTAGTTTGGATTGGACTTCTATGGATCAAGCAACCTATGTAAATAATGTTAAAACTCTTAAAGAATTAGTTGCAAGACACAAAAATTTAAAAAAATTTATTGTAGAAGAATATAATCTAAGAAATGATAATGTTGATCTTTGGTTTGATAGATTTATTAGAGACTATAACAATGGTAAATTTGGTAATAAAGATAATGCAAGAGTAAAATTAGATAGTTTTATGGCTGTATTAGGTCCGACTGTAAGTGATGAAGATAGAACACGATACAGAGAAGCTTTAAAATTAATTAATAAAGAAAATTCACAAGGGGTGTTGTCTTCATACCCAGAGTTTGAAACTAACTTACAAAACATGAAAGAAGCTTTGAGAGAAGATAATAAGTCTGGATATACAGTAGTAAAAGTTGGCTATACAAATGCCTTTAATGATCTTGCAAAACGATATAGAGATAAAATTGATAAATGGGCTATAACAGATTATGCAACTCAAGAAGACAAAGATAAAGCAAAAGATGAAATTATTAACTTCTTAAAAGAAGAAACATACAACATACTAACTGACAACTATCAGTTTGCTGATCCTTTACTTAAAAAACTATACGAGTTGAATAATAAACAAAGTTTAATACCAAATAAAGATAAGTTAAATACTTTTAAAAACATGGCAAATGGTGGTGATGTAGAAAAAAATCAACCTGTAATTGTTGGAGATAACCCAGATGGTTCTATTAATAAAACAACTGAATTATTTGTACCAAAAAGTGATGGAGAAATTATTGCAGGTAACAAAACAATAATTCACGAAGTCAAAAGTGGAGAAAATTTAAGCACTATAGCCGACCAGTATGAAGGAATTGAATATACAGATATTATTGATTTTAATAAATTCTCTAACAATCAAGCTAATAATTTAAGTATTGGTCAGAAAATACCTTTACCACAACCAAAAATTCAAGAAAGCAAAGAAGTTTTAACACGAAAATTAAATGAAGTATTAAAAGATGTTGATACTACAAAACCATTTAAACAAGACATAATTAATAAAATGTTATTAGCTGTTGGTTTTAGTGAAGAAGATGCAAAAATAATGTCTGCTATTGGTATGGCAGAGTCAGCAGGTGATGGAGATATAGATACCATAAAGTCAGGTTTAGACCCTAACAAGAAAAAAGAGTTCTCTATTGGCTTATTTCAAATAAATATGTTGCCAGAGTTTGAAGGTGAAAGATTCCCATTATTTGGTATAACTTCTACAGATGAACTATATAACCCTATTACTAATGTTATAGCTGCCAAAAGACTTTTTGATAAATATGGTTTTGAAGCTTGGGGAGCATATAAAAATAATAGGTACAAAGATTTCTTATCTAATTAATTATGACTTTTACACCTGCAAACAACAACATAGGCTTTGAAAACGAAGAGAAACCTACTGTTGATATAGGTTTTGAAAACGAAGAAAAATCTAATGTTGATATGAATATAGACCAGAAACTTGAAAAAGTAGGATATGAAGATGAAACAACTATTGATACAACAATAATAGAACAACAACCAGAAGTTGAATTTGAAAATGTTTTTGATAATAAAAAAATATTTAATATGGATAAAAGTTGGTTGGATTGGGATACAGAGTATGATTTTAGTGATTACACAAATACTTTTTTACAAGATGGTAGTGAACCATTTGATTTATATGGAGAAGCAAATGACAAAACAAGAAACATATTTAAAGACACTATAGACTTTGCAATCGGAGAAGATGCTGTACCAAATCTTGAAGGGCGTTTAAAATTTTTAAGTCTTTATGATTTTAT